CTAACCAATCCCTACAGTGATCTAATCTATTTATCTGGCGGCGTAGAGTCGGGAATCAATCTAAACACAAATATTAGCGGTGAAACTTCGCTTACTATTTCATGGGACCCCGCTATACCTACAGGATTCACAGACACAGCAGGTACATTTGCAGGCACAGCAGCAGCCCCAACAGGCACATCAATTGCAACGGTAACGGGAACAAATAGCTTTGGCTCGGTAACTGACAAATTCCAGGTGACTACGCTAACAACTGGCGCAACATCAAACATCAATACTGATATAAATACATAGGTAATATTATGACGGTAATTATCCAACAGCCTAAAGAGGCAACATTAACTGCGGCCAGCCCATCGGTTAATATGGTTAATCCAGCGGGAAGTATTGAGATATCAGGTACTTTTGCCGGTGGCACAGTAACTCAAAACCTTACAGGTGGGTCAACCACTATAGCCTCGTTTACTGTTGCCTCTACATTCCATACTCAGGCCAGCCAGCTAACCTTCGGCATTACTGGAGGAAGTGGCACCGAGAGCGTCACTGTGCGCTGGTATCCCGATGCAATTAACGCAGATGACACGGCTGTACGGCTACTGGTTAAGGATAAGTCTCATCAGTGATATGGGCGCTATAGGTAAGTTGTGGTGAGCATTTTGTTATTCTCGATAGCATTGTTTATAATCGGGGTATCACAGCAAGAAAGAGAGCTACACGAGGTAAGATGCTTTTACCGATCAAAGGAGTGGCGAAGACTACGGCAAAGAGTACTAAGGGCTTACGGCTATAATTGCATGAGGTGCGGAATAACTCATAAGGGCATGAATATTGATCACATATTGCCAAGATCACTTTATCCCAAGCTAGAGCTAGAGTTTAATAACATGCAGGTATTGTGCCAAAGACATAACCTAGAGAAGTCAAACACAGACACAACTGATTACAGAGGGACAATCCCTCAAGTAAGTAACCACTAACAGAGCTGGATACGCTCTAAGGGAATCATCATGGCAGGCGGCAGACCTACAAGCTATAAAGAAGAGTATAACGAGCAGGCTTACAAGCTATGCCTATTAGGCTCTACCGATGTAGAAATGGCTGACTTCTTTGGTGTTGCCGAGTCAACGCTAAACAACTGGAAGAAGGATTATCCTGAGTTTTTGGAGTCCCTAAAAAAGGGTAAGTCATTCGCAGACGCAAACATAGCCAGCCGACTCTACCAAAGAGCTATGGGATATCAGGGAAAAGAGACGAAGACAGCAACACACGAAGGGATTATCACAGATGCGCAGGAGTACGTTAAGGACTACGCACCAGACACGACAGCGGCTATCTTCTGGCTCAAGAATCGGCAGCGTGATAAGTGGCGTGATAGACAAGATCACTCTGTACAGGCCGTAGAGATGACGCACGAACAATGGCTAGAGAGTCTGAAGTAATGGAAGCCCGCCAACGGCTTAAAGATGATTTCGAGTATTATGCCCGCAACTGCTTAAGCATTCGCACCAAGCATGAGGGTCTACAGCCTTTAGTGTTGAACCAAGCCCAGGAATACATTCACGGCAGACTGCAAAAGCAGCTCAAGGAAAACGGCAGGGTTAGAGCTATTCTACTCAAGGGTAGACAGCAAGGCGCATCGACTTACGCAGAGGGTCGCTTTATCTGGCGCACCACTCACAACAAGGGTGTAAGAGCCTTTATCCTCACGCATGATGGCGAATCAACTAACGCTCTATTCGAGATGACAGAGCGCTACTATAAGAATCTACCCTCCTTTGTTAGGCCTTCTGTCGGTGCTGCCAATGCTAAAGAGCTGTATTTTGATACGCTCGACTCAGGCTATAAGATCGGAACAGCAGGAAATAAGGCTGTAGGTCGTGGCCAGACTATTCAATACTTTCACGGTTCAGAAGTCGCATTCTGGCTGAACGCTAGCGAGCACACTAAAGGGATTATGCAAGCCGTACCTGATGCCGATGGCACTGAAGTGATATGGGAGAGTACGGCTAACGGTGTTGGTAACTTCTTTCACGAACAATGGAAGCTCGCAGAGAAAGGATTATCCAGCTTTGAGGCAATCTTTGTTCCTTGGTTTTGGCAAGATGAATACCGCAAAGGTTTAGATGATGAGTTTGCAGCTAATGACGATGAGCAGAAGCTCAAAGAGATTTACGGCCTCGATGATAACCAGATAGCCTGGCGTCGAATGAAGATAGCCGAACTCACCACAGACGGCGTAGACGGCACCAAAGCCTTTAAGCAAGAATATCCGATGAATGCGGCTGAAGCTTTCCAAGTTACCGGTGGTGACGGCCTGATTAGTGCCGATCATTGCATGAAGGCAAGAAAGGAAACTGTCAACGGCAATGGACCGCTAGTAGTTGGCGTTGACCCATCAAGAGGCGGCGATAGGTTTGCCATTCTCCGCAGGCAAGGCCGCAAGATGTACGGAATGGAGGCTTACAAGGGTGATGAGTGTGATTCCCTAGGTAAGAACGTGGCAATCTGCAAGCGCATATTAGACACGGTAGACCCTATTGCAGGCAAGGTGCCTGATATGATGTTTGTCGATTACGGCGCTGGGGCTGACTTGGTAGACCGGCTGCATGAGCTAGGCTATGAGAGTAGGGTAAAGTCTGTACACTTTGGCTCTACCCCATTAAACCCAGTTAAGTACAAGAATAAGCGCAATGAGATATGGGGAGAGATGGCTGATTGGCTAGTGGATGAAAGCTTGCCGGTCAGTATCCCTGATGACGATGAAATGCAGGCCGACTTGTGCGCATCCCCATACGATAGGGATTCTAACGATAGGCGTGTATTATGGCGCAAAGAGAAAATCAAAAGTAAATACGGTTTTAGTCCTGATTACGGTGATGCCGGCGCTCTAACATTCGCCGAACCAATTAGGCAAAAATCAAAACCAATGAGGTTTGACACGATATGTCAGTAGATATCAATTTCGACGATCACGATACAGTTTTGAGGATGGTAGCCGAGGCCCAAGACTCTGAGCAGGATAGACGCCAGAAGGTCAGAGAGGCAAAACGGTTCATTACTGAGCGGAATGGTCAATGGGATCCTTACGCATGGGGCAAGATGGACGGGCGATTCCGTGGCACGTTCGATATGTGTACGCCTATTGTCGATCAGATAGCCGGTGAAATAGATCAATCAGATTTTACGCTGCGGGTAAGCCCTAGCGGTGGTCAGTCTTCAAAGGATAACGCGAAGACTCTCGATGGACTAGTACGTAACATCCGCAACATCTCAAGCGCTGAGCATGTATTTCAATCAGCAGGCCGGTCTAATGTCATTTGTGGATTTGATTGCTGGGAAGTTGTACAGGTAGACGGTGACTTGTTCGATCAAGACTTGTTGATTCGCCATGTGCCTAATGCTGTCGATTCGGTATGGTTTGATCTCGGCTCAGTGATGCAAGATAGATCAGACGCTAGATGGGGCGTAAAGCTTCAATCAATCCCAAGCGCCCAGTATCGTGAACGGTGGCCAGAAGGCAGCCAGATGTCCGTAGGTGAGGATAAGAAGAGCTCAACACAAGGCGACCGTATCGAAGCTATTGTTGTTGGCCAGCTTTACTACAAAAAATCAGTTGATATAGAGATTGTTCGCATGACCGATGGCTCGGTTTATACGGATGATGACAAATTTAAGTCGATCCAAGATGAGCTGAAAGGGCAAGGTATTACAATTGAAAAAGATGATAGTGGTAAAGAAAAGCGCAGAACACGTAAATCATGGCGCGTACACTCTCGCATGTTCGATGGTTCAGAATGGCTGGCGGGCGATCAAGAGACCGCATTCGACTATGTGCCATTGATTCCGGTGTACGGAAATTACGACATCGTTGACAATAGGACGGTTTATTACGGAAAGCTTGAAGGCCTATACGATGAGCAGCGGGCATTAAACTATGCAATGTCTCGTGATATCGAGGACGGCGCATTGTCTCCAGCCCCCACTGTCTGGATGACGGACGCAATGGCAGAGGGTAACGACTACAGTAAGATGAATACCGATAGAGCCCCTGTTCGTCCCTTTAACATTGACCCGCTAAACCCTGGGCTAGTACCTCAATTCACAGGCGGGCCACAGCCAAGCGTAGGATTGCAGACCACTATCAGCAATATGCAGCAGATGATAGGCGCTAGCTCTAATACATTCCTAGCTCAGCAAGGTAATGCCGGACAAGCTCAAAGTGGCATTGCAGGCGCTCAGCAAATTGCACAAGGCAACATCGGGTCTATTAAGTGGTTCAAAGCTTTAGAAGTGGCTATATGCCACACAGGTAAGATCCTTATCAACGCTATACCTCGAGTCTATGATTCAACTCGGCAGGTTCGTATCCTGCAAGAGGATGGCGAGAGTTCAATGGTTACACTGAATCAAAAGGTGTTCGACAACCAGACACAGAAGAACGTAGAACTAAACAATCTTAGCGTCGGTGAATACGATGTTGTTTGTGAAGTTGGCCCAGCGTTTAACAGCCAGCAGAAAGAAACGGCGCAGGGATTACTAGAGCTAGGGGCTATTGTGCCGGGGCTTATCGAGCAGAACCAAGATGTCCTGCTTAAGAACCTGAAAACTCCAGGCATGGATATTGCCGCAGAGCGGGCACGAACAGCACTATTCAACGCAGGCGCAATACCAGAAACCCAATGGACTGAAGAGGAACAGCAACAAGTACAGCAGCAACAGGCTCAAGCACAACAGCAGCCACCAACGCCAACACCTGAAGAAATGATAGGTCAAGCAGAAGTGTTAAAGGCTCAAACAGACGCACAAACAGCTCAATTCAATCGGCAAGTTAAGCAGGTAGAATTACAGCAGGAAAGCATGAAACTTGAACAGGCACAGCAAAAGCTCAATCAAGAAGGCCAAAAGATTGACCAGACGGCGCAGAACTCTCAGCTTAATGCAATCTTCACAGCTCAAAAGCAACAGAGCCAATTAGTAACGGATGCCATGAACCAGTTCAAAACTCTAACAGAGGCGCTAGGTATCAAGGCTATCGGAGGCGCTGAGCCCGCCAACCTAATCTCTCAACAGGGCAGAATCATAGATGAGGCTCAGGATAATGTTTAGCTATCGATATTTGCACAATGATAGTTTAAGTTTATAATACAGATACAACCTTACGCGAAGGCATCGCGGCACGACTGGAAACAGTCTATTCCTATAAGGGAAAACCATGAGTGAGCTACAAAACGAAGACAGCCCTATTGAACCTAATGAGCCTGTAGTCGAAAACCTAGATAATGGGTCGGAGTTAGCCCCCGATAGTGATGATCAGCACGAATCAAATGATCAAGTTGATGAAGAGGCTAAGAAGCGACAGGCTACTCAGGACGTTATCAATACTAAAACATTCGAGGCAAAGCAGGCGCAGAGAGATTTACAATCTGCCAATGACAAGCTGAAAGCGTTTGAAGACAAGGAACAGAACAGGCTAGCGGCTGCAGTCGCCACTATCCCGCCTGTTCCAGATCAGTATGATGATGATTTTGATCAGAAAATGGCGGATAGGGACGCGGCGTTATTAGCTCAGGCTGATTACAATAGCTCCAAAGCAGCCACCTTGCGCAATCAGCAATTTCAACAACAGCAGGCAGACCAGCAGCGAGAGCAAGAAATTCATAAATCGGTAATTGCATACGATGCAAAAGCCACTGAGTTAGGTATTACTCCTAATGAGCTTAAAGCAGCAGGTACAGCGGTTATGCAGTACGGTTTTTCGGATGATCTATCTTTGCATATTTTAGGTTGTCCAGACGGGCCATTAATAACCAAGCACCTTGCTGAATATCCGCAAGAGGGATTTGAGCTAGCGTCAATGTCCCCTTATGCGGTGGGGCCTTATTTGGAGGGTATCAGAGCTAAAGCTGCAGGTCTAAAACCAAAGCAAAGCAACACGCCAAGCCCTGTAGATATTCTGCAAGGTAACGGAGCAAGGGAAAAGAAACACCCAGCTCTTGAAGGTGTAATATACACATAATCTAGGAGGCCACTCATGCCTACTCAAAGTTTTGATAGTAATTTTTCACGAAAACTCATGGATAAGGTGCTAGTCCCGTTTGACTCAGCGCGAACCATATCTAAAAATATTAATACACAAATGTTTGCAGGCAGCTTTGATGTTAAGAGCGGCGAAAATGTAGACGTTAGCCGCCCTACTGACTGGAATGTCAGTGAGACTACCGATGGTGACTTAACATCAGAAACCGAGTCTGTTTATCAAACAGGCAAGGCGACTGCAACGGTTCAAGATCAATTGACAGTATTCGCATCAGTTAAAGAGTTTGACGAGGCATTGAAAGACGGTGCCAACCCTAGATTCTTTGATGATATGTCTCAGCGATTGGTTACTAAAATGGAGTTGAAAGTAGCCCAATTTGCTATGCGTAACACGGGGTTACTTGCTGGCGCTGTAGGAACAGGCGTTACAACATGGGACCAAGTAGCGGAAGCGGGTGCAGTAATGCAAGGCTCCGGCGTACCGATGGACGGCAATTGGAAGTATATTGTTAATCCTTTCACGCAGCGTAGTTTAGCAAGTGATCAGCGTAGCTTGGGGGGCGAAACTGGCGGCGGCACAGCCAATCAGCAAGCAACCATTACGGAAAACTTTGCCGGAATGAAAGTGATGACAGGTACAACACTGTCTAGCTATCTAACCGGTACTGGAGCCGATCGCGCCGGTACTGTTGTTGGCACTCCTGTAGCTACTTACGATGCGGCCAAAGACTCAATGACTCAGGTTATTGGCGTTACGGCGTTTCAGGCTAACCTGGTTGTGGCGGCGGGTGAGACACTCTCATTTACGGCGGCGGCGGGTGCAATTGCACGTCTTAACTTGGCTACTCGTGAGCCGATGCTTGATGCGGCGGGTGCGCAAATCCTATTTACGGGTACTGTCACTGCGGCGGTTACTCTTGATGGGTCTGGCGCTGGAAACCTTACTATTACCGGCCCGGCATTGTTTGAAACAAATGGCCAGTATGACACTGTTTCTCAGGCGATCGCTGCGGGTGATATCTGTACCTTAGGTGGCGCGGCAGCTACGCGAATTCAGCCTAATCTGTTCTTCCATCGTGACGCCTTTGTACTTGCAGGTGTTCCAATGGATAAGCTCGATTCGACTGATACTCTCGCACAGACTAAAGATGGTCTGCAGTTGCGTGTTAGTAAGGGCTCCGACTTCACAAAGAACACCAACAAGGTTCGTATTGATTTGCGTTATGCGCTAGGTGTTATGAACCCGTTCTTTGCCGGTCAAGGCTTCGGCTAATATCAAGGGGGCTTAACCGCCCCCTTTTTCCTTTCCTATATTAACAACCTCATGGTGATTTATGACGATTTGGGTAACTGATACCGGACAAGAGATGGAGCTTGCTGATAATTTCAACCCAGAAGGCTTAAAAGCAATGGGCTGGAAAAAGAAGCGAGGACCAAAGAAACAGGAAGCAACTGAAACGCCAGAATTAAATCTCGGTGATGTAAATGACTGAGACAGCGGCTAGTGTAGTGGCAGACATACTCCTCGAGCTTATTGTGCTGGGTGATGAATCCCCTATAGACGCGCCAGAGGCTCAGTCTACTATACGCTATATGAATCGCTATATGACAATGCTGTCGGCCAAAGGGATTGACCTAGGTTATACGAAGGTGGCAAGCCTTGGCGACTCTATTACTATCCCAGATGGCGCACTTATGGGATTAATTAAAAACGTCGCTATTATGATGGCACCA